TCCTGCGTTGAAATCCAAAGATCCTATCTCGACACTTCCGTCTACGTCAATTTTGATTCTGTCTTCTAGAGCAGTTGCTCCGGTCTTCACTGTTCTTATAGTAAATGTAGATCCATAGTTAGAACTCGCCGCCCAGTCAACTCCTGCTTCTGCACGTAGTTCCACACCTGTCGCAAAGTAAGTGGCGTTGTACGTACCTGCTTGGTTTACACCGTGTATCTTCATTGAGTGTAATGTTGTGCCTTGTGATGGTAATGCTAAAGTACCTGTTCCTTGATACGCATCAATACTGTCTGCGGTAGTGTAAACATTGAAGTTACTACCTGATTTTCTGTTCCAGGATATTGATCCACCAGTTGAACTGAATATGTTGATGTCATCACCCGGTGCCATCGCTATGTCATCTGTTGGCGTCAGTTTCAAATCATCTGTTGGTCTGATGATCACGTCATCTGTTGGATTAATGATCACGTCACTAGATCCTCCGATGCTTACGTCACCTGTTCCGTTGTTTGTTAAAAATAATGTGTCGTTTGATCTATGTGTTGAAATCTCATTGTCGTGGATTTTAATGCCTTCTATCAAAACATCACCGGTACCATTTCCTTCGATCTGTACACTGGCATTTGATTGATTTGCTGTAAGTTTATTTCCCGAAATTGTTAATTGTGTGTCAACAGCAGTTTCATTGTAAAGCTCAACAAAGTTGGCTTCAATTTTCTGCATCGCGGTTCTTAGATCATCACCTAAACCGTCATTTGCATTATTACCTGTGTTTAATGTTTGTCTTGGCATTTATTATCCTGTGCTTATTTTCAAGTCCGTTCCATCTCTCCAAAGTTGTCCTGCAACACTTGGATTTGATGTTGGCAAATTTGGCATCATTACTTTGATTGTATTAATAGATACTGCACCTGTGCCGTTTGCAGTAAGAGTTAAATCTGAATTTGTTGTAAGTGTTGATATTGCAGTATTATTGATCTGCAAATGATCAATTTCCACAACACCTGTACCGTTAGGCTGGACCTTAACATCACCGTTGGTCAATGATGTAGTTAATAATCCTGTAGAAGGATCACCTACAATTTTATATAGGTCCTCGAAATTCGTATTGATTTTCGTCATTGCGCCACGTAAAGTGTCGCCTGTAGCCGAATTTCCTTCTGTTCCTGTGTCTATCGTTAAACGTGCCATATTATTATAATACGTATTTATTAAATACTTATATGTTCATAGAAACTCTAAAAACTATGCGACTTTACGAACGCCAGTCAAAACTTGGCCAATACCATACCTTTCACCGTAAAAACACTATATATATTTTCAAATGTGATTCGTGCGGAGTTACGTTCTTACGAGCTAGATCTAAAGTAGATTTGGAACGAGCATCCAATGATTATAAACACGTTTGTTCGTATTGTGATACTAAAAAGTTTGCACAGAAAGTTGGTGTGAAAATGAGAAAAATTTACAAACTTGATGCAAGTTCATCAAGAAAACTTTAGTATTTTCTCCAAGATATTTTTGACTGATCGTCTGTAAGCCATTTCATTAGGTCAGCATAAATTCCATAGTTGAAATTTTCAACATCACTTGTATGCCTGTGCAATAGCCAATTCGCTTCGAGATATTCACTTCTATTAATGTAGTAGAAATTTTTATCTGGGTAAGACCTTGCTAACTGTCTCAATTGATAACTCCATTCGAATTTTAAATATGCTTTCATATTGATCCTATCAGGATAATTTATAGTATTTTTATACATATTATTTTGCAACCTACTCAATGCTCCATCACGTAATTCATATTGACCGGCTCCGAGAATATCAAAACCAATAATAAAAATATTTTCGTGATTGTCGTTGCAGGCCACTTGTATTGCAGAACAACCAGATCCCCTAGCAACCGATAAATCAAGTTTTCGTGATGTATTTGTTTTTAAGTTTGTGCCAGACCAAAATCTATACTTGTCATTCTTTGGATCTGATTCTAGAACGTAACTGAATTCAGGCAAATTATCTTTGCCGTATATTTTAGTATTGCTATTAATTTTATTATCCGATGATGCTTGTAACAATTCCTCAGTCATTTCGGGATTTACTGAAATTATGGCATCACACAGATCTGGATTATCACGATATATGGCGTTGCAACCATATATGGTTCCTGCACCTTTTAATTTTTCTATTGGAAATATTTTTCTAGATTCGCCGTTACCAAGCACGAAAGCAGTACTCATTATGCACCAAAACTCTCTCCACAACCGCAACTCGAAGTAGCATTGGGATTTGAAATTTCAAAATGAGATCCAAACGCCTCTTCCTTCCAATCTATTTTAGTACCAGCAATATAAAGTAAACTTGTTCCGTCCACTGCAAATTTTCCAGTGTCCCAAGATTCGACTGTGTCTGTTTTTTCTATTTCATCATTTTTAACAAATCCCCATTCGTATTTGAAACCTGCACAACCACCACCTTTTACTTGTAGGTGTACAGCATCTTTGTCTGGATTTTTTGATAGCAAATATGTCATTTGTTCTTTTGCTGATTCTGTTAAAGTAAATGGTGTCATACTATTATTTAACTTTCTCTGTCATCATATCTATCATCTGATAAAATCCTGACTGTCTGTTCATTGTCAAAAGTTCGTCGAGTTTAATGCTTTTAAAGTGTTCTAATGTAATTTTTTTTGCATCTTCTGGAGATACCGAATTAAAAATGTCTACAAGAATGTAAGCATAACCACCAGCAATCATGGCGTTGCTCCAAGCCTTGAATTTGTTATCCTCTAAATCTACAAATAAATCATATTGGCAACGACTTACCCTGTTAGGTTCAATTTGTTTGTCCTTGCTCAAAGGTGCATCATTTAACTTCTTACCCAATCCGATAAGATATTGATACACTTCCATATTATCTATTTGTTTTAAACTTTCGATATACTCTTTATAATGATTTAGTTTGTCTTCTATTTTTTCGTGTTCCATAAACTATCCGGGTTTTTCATTGTTTTTATTTCCAATGCGTTGCCATTGGGATCTTCAATAAACATTGTTTCTTGTTCTAGTTCTTGTCCTTCGAACCTTACGTATGGTTCATCGACAAATTTTACTTTATGTTGTATACAACTTGCTTTTACTTTATCAAATGATTCTCTGTCTAAATGGACACCAAAATGTGGCACTGATACATTACCCATATCCACATTGTGTCTTTCACCTTCGCTCTTATCTTTAGGATCAGAGGAGTGTAGTGTCAGTTCGTTACCCCAAAAATTGATGTCTATCCAAGCATCTGGATACTTAAAATCACTGTTGCCTTTTTCACATCCTAAAACGTTACAATAAAAATCCATAGCAACAGATAAGTCTCCTGCCGGGATCGCCAAATGAAATCTATTTGTTTGTGTCATATTATTATTTAATCATTCCCCATATTTGCTAGACCAGATGCTAACCAAAATTGCATGGCCTCTTTTTTATTTTGAAAACTCATATAGGCATCCTGTTCTTCGTAGTTGTGATGCCATGGATTGTAATTTTCTTTACCGTCAAACCACCAACCCCATTTGTGTTTGCAATTATTCACACACCAACTGATACAATCTCCATTGATACCGTAAGAGTTCATATTCACATCATATTTAAATCGCATATCATATCCACAGTTGTCTGGAACCTTGTCTATGGCTGTCCAATAATCGTAAGAATTTTGACTCTTTCTTTTTGGCATATTGTAAATTATAAAAAAATTATTTCCAATTGTCAATGATCAATTGATCTGCACAATTGAATGGTTTAGGTTCTCCGTGGAAAACCGCCACACTACAATCATCTGGTATCGTCGGTGGATGCTCAAATACGTATTTTGCACCTTTTCTTATTTTGGTATCTTTTTTACCTTGCATTTCCCATTTGTAAGACATAATCCAGTTGGTAGGCCATCTCTTTGCAGTTTGTCCTTCCTTTGCGGTAATAAAATCTTGGTCTCCGTGATTCCTTCCCCAAACCTTTCCAGGGTCTTGCATATAAATTTGCCACAGGTGTTCCAGAGAACCTGCCTCCCATCTCATAACAGAACTGTTACAAACGTGCCAATCTTTTACTCGGCATCTATTGAAGTCTTGTATGATAGAAAACTTTCCTGGCTCGAACGTCCAAAGGTAATCTATGTTCCTAAATATCACCACGTCCAGATCAAAATATAATATTGTTCCGTCTAGTGGTAGTTCTCTCGCGAACATATACAACTTACTCCACCAAGACTTGATTGCTGGATTATCTTTAGGGAAATGAATTATATTAATATCTGAATCTAATCCTTCGGGATTGTCTGTTATGCAAGAAAATTTATAATCAACTGTTGAATTCCTCTTGCACATATTCTTAAGAATATTAACATACTGAGGAATATATTTTGGTCCCCATTTGACACATACTATATTTTTTTGCATATCTTTATTTACTTAATATATCAACAAGAAATAATTTTCCTAAACTTGGTATAGATTTATTAATGTCTTGCTTTCTGATCTTGTCATACATTGTACAACTTTCTTTCAACAAATTCAAGTCTGTAACAACAGTATTTTCATATAAATTTTTTAAGACAGATACAAAATCTCCATCTTTGAAACAGTGATGATCAACATACTTGCTATCTAAAAATTTGCCAATATACTTTTTCCTGTAGTCTAATGGCAGAGTTTGATAACTTGCCCAAGAAGGCCAATCAAGAGGATATGCAAAACAATCAATAGGTTTGTTTAATTTGTCACTTAACTCCGTGATGAATTTTGCATAGTCGTATAAGTTGTGAATATTCAATGCTTGGATGCACATAGAAGTCGTAAAGTAATCAACTTTTTCCGTTACGTCTGTCATATTTTTTACAATGCTATTAAAGTTGCTAGGAAATCTTATATAGTCATTTGTTTCGTAACATCCATCAAGGCTAAAATTAAACACCGCATTTTTAAAATTTTTGATTAAGTTATTAAACTTTGGATTAGCATTTGTTCCGTTTGATGTGATATGTATTTTTGTATCTGTGTTTCCAATGTTGATCAGATACTCTAATGCCTTTTGAACTTCTGGCATAATTGTTGGTTCACCTCCTAGCAATTTAATCTTTACTATGTTCTTACTGAATAACCAATCAAAGTTTACAACATTAGATGGATCGACGGCTTTGTTATTAGTCAACTGATATCCTGATTCCCAATTGGGGAAATATTTTTCAGCAATCTGTGAATGTTTTTTAAGTTCTTTTTCGAACTGACTACTTTGCCTAGGGTGGCACATTCTACATTTCAAATTACATAGATTACTAAATCTAAGTTCGAGATCTAACGGTTTACCTGTATCGTTTCCATTCTCAACATTTAAAGGTACATCCTTATATCGCTTGATATATTTTTGTCTATCACTCTCTAAACCCTGTGCCTCGTGTACGTAACAAGTTTTACAAGACTCATTATACTTGCCGTCAAGCATATCTTGTCTAATTTTTTTATAGTAATCACCATTCCATAATTCTGATACAAACTCTGATCTTTCTGGAATGTTATCTCTACCTGCTACACAACATATCCTACTGTTGGTAGAATTATCGAGGTATAGGTGTACGAAAGGTACAGGACAAAAATGTTTATTTTCTTTTGTAGATGGCACTGTTGGCTCCGTGTTCCATGCACTCTACACTTTCTACGAAACATCTATTATTGGTGTTTGCCCTGATAATGCTGTCAGCAAAATCAAATGCGTGTTTGGCAAACATCTCGGCACCTACTCCATCCATGATTGTAATACTTGCAAGATCCATTTCTTCCAATTCTTTAAATTTATCTATATGAGGATCTTTTTCGTCCAAGACCAGTTTGTGATCAAAACTGTTCTCCAGCCATTTCTTAAGTGGCTTAAGGCTACCAAAGTCCACTGCCCAATTTTTATTGTCAAGTTCTTTGCAACCAAACGTGAATTTGAATGCCAAACTGTATCCGTGTAATAAATGACAGTGTGAGTGATCTGCATTAGGTTGTCTGAATACCGCTGACAGACCTATGTTGTGTCCGTATGTTTTTGTTGAATAATAAGTCATCTGTTCTCCTTGTTTTGATGACTTGCAGAGTGTTTATAGAGGGGTGAAAGTCTTTGAGTCCTCTTATTAGTGTAATCTTTTTTTGATATCATCAAGATTCACGCCTAATTCTTCTTCTGATTTTCTTCTTATTGCTTCAGTAAGATCGTTTGGTATATTTAACTCTCCATCCAAAATAGACTTCAGAAAATGTATAAAAATAGAAAATTCAGGACGTTTTGTCACAGTCTCAGGATCAATACCTTTCGATTCCATAACATTAAGCATAGCCTCAGTAACATCTACCAAGGCTTCTATGCTTATCTTATGCTTTTGTAACTGTGCCATTATGTTATTATGCTAGGTTTTGGAGGAACCTTTATTTTACTAAAAATCTTATTATACTCATCTTTGATTTTATCGTTAATGTGAGCAACTGACACTAGTTTATCTTTTGCTATATTGATCGGTTTGTCTTGTCTGGCAGTTGAGAAAAAAGTTCCAAATGCCAATCCTTGTGGTCCTTGCATCAATACAAGAGCATTTTCTAATCCAATGTAGGCTGTAGATTCTAACTCTTTGTACTTTCCAATTACTTCTTCACCCGTTGCAAGTTTCAAGGTGATAAGATCATCTTGCTTTATATTTTTAAACATATTCTTATTATAAACTTTATTTAGAGTTTGTCAATTGTTTATTACACCACTTGGCAAGACCCTCGTATGATTCTTGGAAAACATTTTTATTCTTTGCCCATGACTCTGGCATTTTCCAATCTTTGGAATTTACAACTATCCAACGACAATCTATGTGTTCGAAAAGTTTGTTAAACTGATGTATCCAGTATGATGGATCTACTGCACTTTTGATATAGTCATAACCAGTTGTGTTTTTGTAAACATTGTTTACTCCTTTGTTTGGTAAGCCATATAAATCAAATCCAATCATGAATATTGCTTTAGGTTTAAACATAGTTGCCACCAATCCTGCGTATGGACCTGTACCCCAATGGAAAGGTTCATCTGCTCTTTCTTTACCTTCATATGGTAAATCCGGAAGGCATTTTACGTTTGGCCAATATGCAAAATTTTTATACCAATTGGACCTGGTGTAAATTGTTGTATTTTTTCCTACGGTATTTGCCGCTTCTTGGCACATATGTTTGTCGCAACATACCACGTATTCTAAATTATAATCTCGGAAAAGAGCATTACATCCTACGATAGTTGTGGAATGTTTCAAGGGAGATATGTCAAACCCTCTCCTGCTTTCGCCGTTGCCTATTACACTTACAAACTTGGTCATATATGCTATTTAAACTGCTTTAGAGCTACGTATACGCATGGTAAAATGCTTTTGTATACTTTGGGCACTCGTATTAATTATCTTCATTTACCAAATGCCAAATCGTCTTATATTCTTTCCAGGCCTTTTGTAGGGCAGGATATTTCCTTCTTAATTTGATTGCTTCAATACCAACCATATCACTTTCCTCATACATCAGTTCTTCATCTTTTGCTGTTTGTGATTGTGAAACCATTCTGCCTCTTGTGCCATCTTTTTTCTGCACATAGACAGTTTCCCCTCCATCAGGCGATACGTAAATTTCTTGTCTTCTTCCCATTAGTATTTTTCTCCGTGATCTGCTCCAGGGTGAGCATATCTTATACCACCAACGTGTTCTGCATCTCCCTCGTGTCTAGGTATGAAATGTATGTGTGGCCACATAATAGTTTGGCCTGCACAGGAACCCATATTCATTCCGATATTGAATCCTTTCATTTTACCTTGTTTGACCCATTGGTCTCCACAATAATATGCCAGTTTATAGGATTGTCCTACTGCTTCTGGTGTGTCTTGTTTTGGAATAAAAAGTGTGTGTCCCGGAACGCAAGGATAAAGATCTTTGAATACTCCTGTATACTCGTCCTCAAAAATTGGTGTATCGTTGGCGTGCCACGTACTTTCCGCATAGGAATCAATTTGTTCTCTGGGTTTCTTGTAAGTAGGTTTTTTTGATGGCATTTGTTTCTATTATTCCTATTTTAATATTACTTGAATTTGGTCTATGTTGCAACTGAATTTTTTCCCAATACTTGGTCTTTGGCACTGACTTGTTGTAGTCAAACACCCCAAGTAGATTTACCAATGCTTTTCTAACCTTCTCTGCTCCGCCGTGTTTCCTGCAGGTATCGGATCGTCCAACGTGTACCACTTTGTTGTTGATTTTTATTTTGTAAACACAAGGCAATTTTATCCATCTAGTTTTTGGATTCTTATTGTGCGTTATTTTAAATCCTTCCACTGTATAAAGATCATCTATGCTGTACCATTGAATTTTACTCATAATGAATGTAGTATAACATTAAATATAGTCATATGCTACCAAAAAATAATTATAATGGATATTACTGCCCAGCGATTTGGCAACAAGTCCATTTGAGTACTAAAGGTGAAATACTACCGTGCTGTGTTTACAAGAACGATAAAACTCCCGAATACATTAAAGATGGTAATACAGAATTGCACAACAGCGATATTTTTATTAAAGACAGACAAAGTATTCTAGATAAAAAAATTCCAAAAGGATGTTCATATTGTGTCAAACAAGAAGCACAAAATATAAAATCTCACAGAGAACATCTAATAGAAAAATTAACACCAATAGATCACAAACAAAATTTAATAGTTGGAAATGATTCCATAGAGTACTTGGATGTTAGATTGGGCAACACCTGTAATTTTATGTGCAATTTTTGTGGCCCAGAATCAAGCCATTTACTCGCCAAAGAATACATACAGAATGGATTAGAGAATGAAATTGATAAAGCTCATTCATATCAATTTGACGATAAAGCAGTGTTTCAACAATTTATTAATACAATTAACAAGTATCCGAATTTAAAATTTGTTCATATAGCAGGTGGCGAACCTTTCTTTATGAAAAAAGAATTATTGATGTTATTGAATGCGATCAACAACAAATCCAAAGTCACAGTTAGAATACTGACAAATGTTTCAGTATATGATAAAGACATCATAGAGAAACTAAAAGAATTTCAGAAAGTGAATTTGATGTTGAGCATAGATGCTGTTGGTAGGCATATTGAAATATCTCGTTGGAAAAGCAACTGGAAAGTATTAGAAACCAACATACAAAGATTTAAAAAAGATAATTTTAATCTAATCATGGTTCCTGCGATAAGTTTATACACAGTAAGTTCATTGCCTGATCTTTTAGAATATTGTACAACTAATAAAATTTATTCAGATATTCTTTTTATACAAGATCCTGTTCATCAGGTTGTTAATATGATTCCGGCAAATAACTTAAAAATTATAAAAGAAGAAATAATACAAAAATATTTAGGAAACTTAATAAGTGAAAAATATGTCAACTACAAAGAAATAATTCAACAATTAAATTTTTATATAGAAAAAAATCACGTCAAAGAAGAAACAATAAAAGCATTTTGGAAATGGCAAGATTACTTTGAGAAGAACAGGAATTACAGTTTAAAAAAAGAATTGCCACACGTCTATGATTCCATTAAAAAATAATTCAGCACCACTTACTGCAAGACAAAAAGCAAAACGTTCAACATTGCCAGATGACCTGCCAAAGGATTATGATCTATATTGTCCTGCAATATGGAAACAGGTATTCATGAATACTAGAGGTAGTATATTTCCTTGTTGCGAGTGGACGAATATGACTCAAACAATAAAAACAAAATTGCCACAGTTATCATCACATGGACCAGAAGGTACAGATGTTTTACAAGAAGCAAGAGAGAATGTAATAAACGGAAAGATTCCACAAGGATGTCTTGCCTGCAAAGTCGATGAAAGCAAAAACATCAAATCTCATCGACAAGGTCTGATAGATGTGCTCGGGCCAGTTAATAAAAACTATGTAAAAGACAAACTAGTGGATGCCGAATCAATTGAATATCTTGATATACGTTTGGGAAATACCTGTAACTTTATGTGTAATTTTTGTAGTCCAAACAATAGTCACCTAATAGGAAAAGAATGGATCGCAGACAAAAGTGGACCGTTTCCAAAAGACATCGCAAAGCAGTTTTTATATAGAGAAGATGTAAAAAAAACATTAAGCAAAACAATATCCGATCATCCAACGAAAGAAGAATTTATAGAGTCAATACATAGATACCGAAACCTAAAGTCTGTCAAACTTGGAGGTGGAGAACCTTTTTTCCAAAAGAAACAAACTTTCAGAATAATAGAAAAAATTCCTTATAAGGAAAAAGTCAAACTTAGAATTTTAACAAACTGTTCGGTGTATGATGAAGAAATTTTACAAATCACAAATAATTTCAGAGAGGTCAATCTTGCTTTAAGTATTGATGCAACAGGCAGAACACTAGAGATATCGAGATGGAAAAGCAATTGGAAATCTATACAGGAAAATATACGCAAACTTAAAAAATGGAGAGAACATTATAATAACAATTTGAAACTATCTTTGATACCTGCTATAAGTGTTTATACTATTTTGGATCTTCCTAACCTACTTGAGTTTGCAACAGAACAGGAAATTAGAACAGAGAATATTAGATTTGTTCATGATCCAGAATCTCAAATGGTTAATTTGATAAGAGAAGAACATTTAATAAAATTAAAAGAAAAACTACAACAAAGAGTTGTACAAGGAAAAATAAGAAAAGATTTAGTAAACTTAGATAATATATATAGACAACTAGATTATGCTATTCTCAATAACAGAATAGAAAAAAATATTATTAAAACATTTTGGTATTATCAAAAATACTTTGAAAGTAATAGAAATTATAAACTAGAAGAGGAATTGCCTGAGTTGTTTGACAAAGTTAAAAAGATTTAATTCCTAGTTGTTTGTAAACCTTTTGCACTTTCCTTGCTTGGAAATAACAATCCTCTAATGCGTTATGTAGTCCTGTTCTTTTTTCATTAGGATCTCGTGGTACTAAACTAAACAATGTTCTTGAATCTCGGATTTGCCAATACTGCCATGGAACTGGATGTCCTAATTGTTTGTAGATGTTTTGTAGTATTGCATAATCAAACAAAGGACCTTGACACCAAAACACGTCCACACCAACGGACCATTTGTTAATTGTTTTAACCATTTCGTCTAGGCTAATTCTGTTCTCATCTCCTAATGCTTCTTCGGATATCTCTTTAGGTTGTGTTGCCCACCAGTCCAATGTGTCCTGCATAACATCTCTGCCCATTTCTGTTTGCGAATCAACATCTACCCTAAAATACATTCCTTGAGAAGGTTCTATATGATTATAAGGATCAAACTTAACACCACCAACAGTCAGTATTGTTGCATCAGGATTTGTGCTTAACGTTTCTAAATCTATCATTGCGTGAATAGTCATAGTAATATTTTACTACGATTACCAAACATTGTCAAATGTAACTGATTATAAACTTGGAGTTTGCTGTTCTAGTAATTTTTTGTTCAGAGCGTCAAAGTCTTCTCTACTTAAACAAAATATTTCACCAGACGAATTTGGAAATACTTGTTGCATATATTGTGAAACGTATTGTGATTCTTTAATGCAGTCTTCTTTGGAATTGTATTCGTGTTGTTCAAATATAGTTTGACAGTCCATTCCTGCCATACAAATTACGATTACCATTAAAAATTTCATTTCTGTGTACTCCCACAAATATTTAAGAGTAACTGGAAATAATTAAAGTGCTACTACTTCTTCTTTTTCTGTTGCAAAGTGCGTACTTTTGTCTGCAGTCTTATAAGGTCGTTGTCCAACATACGTACTCGGTCAATGAGAGCGATCAGTGTCGTTGATGTTGATCCTAATTTTGGTTTGATTTCTTTTACAATATAGTTGTACAGATACCATATAAAATATGCAAGGAAAAATGTTGCCACAACAGGAAATCCGTAGTCCTTTATTAATGTTGCTATCTCCATTAATCCTTCCTCGCATCTTTCTTGCCATCTGCTCTAGCAATTCTGTCTGTGTCGACTGGTAGTCCTAGTTGTTCTGAAACTTCCTGATCTATTTTCAATATATCGTTATTCATGGTTTTTACTCTGTTATCGAGTTGTGTAATCACATTTTCTATGAAAGTAATCTGACTTACTACTGAGCCTAATATGTAATTTATTATTACCATAATAAAACCGCCTAGGCCTATTGTGGCCGCTATAGGTAGTCCCAAGTCTGCTACTAATTTAAAAAATTGTTCCATTCTATGTGTATTTAATCTTTGATTGTGTACACTTTTATTTCTTCTGTTTTACCTTTTACCGTGATGCTATCAATATACTCAAATGGATATACTGTCTCAATGGTGTGTCTTGTGTCTTCTCCGATCACCAATGTTTTACCTAAAGTCTTGCTTGAACTTTCTAACCTTGATGCTAAATTTACTGCATCACCTATTACAGAGTAATCAAATCTCTGTTCAGATCCCATATTACCAACAAGTGCCTCTCCTGTGTTTATTCCTATACCTATATTAATTTGCGGAAGACCTTCTGCTTGAAGATGTATATTCAGTTCCGCCAGTGCGACAATCATTTCAAGAGCACTCTTGACTGCTAGTTCTCTGTGTTTTTCATTTTCAATTGGTGCATTCCAAAATGCCATTATACAGTCACCCATAAATTTGTCTATGGTTCCACCGTTAGAAATAATAACATCTGTCATTCGTGTCAAGAACCTGTTTATAAGTTTTGTCAAGCCTTCTGGATTACCTTTGTACTTCTCACTGATAGGCGTAAAGCCACGTATGTCTGAAAACATAAATGTCATGGTCCTTGTTTCGCCACCAAGTTTCAACAGTGAAGGATCTTTCTGTAGTTTCTTGACCATACCAGGATCCAAGTAATGTTCGAACTGTTTCTTGATCTGTTGTTTGAGGCTGAACTCTTTTACGAACCTATTGAACACTGCGTGGAATCCTGTGACAGTCGTCACAAGTATTATCCAACTGGCGTCCCAAAGTTGTAGATGTTTGACGAAATAGAAGTATGCACCATAAGCCGTTCCTGACCATACAGTCAGTAATACAGCACCCACTAACCAATAAGGTGCAAACCCAGCCAACAATATTATTATGATTGCAAGTACACCAGCCGCAACATATTCGAGGAAAGTTGCTGTGTCTAACCTCACTATGTTCTCGCCGTTTATCACAGTCTGTAGGCTGACAGCCATCGCTGTGTGGCTGTACTGCTCACCGTTTGGTGTTGCTATGATTGTGCTGATACCTTCCGCGGTGTTTCCTATTATGACAGTCTTGCCTGCAACAGAACTGAAGTCATCTGTGATGCTGATAGTAGGAAACTCCTTGTTCCATCTCAGCCATATCCTTGCGTGTTGGTCTGTCTTGATTGTTTTGAATTTGGGTACCCTTAATGCTATGACTCCACCTTCACCTGCTTTGACTTGATAACTTGGATCACCAACTGCCACTCTTATAACTTCTAGTGCGACACTTGGATATACTTCATCACCCACCCTCATCAGCAAAGGCAGTCTTCGAACCACACCATCTATCTCGGGTGTGGTGTTTACAACTCCAACACCATCAACGTTGTCTCCTAACAAAGGTATAGGTCCAAGCATTCCTGGCCATTCAAACAACCAAGGCAACGGATCACCTATCTTGGCAACACCACGTGGCACTGCGTTTCGATTTGTTTGTGTGGTACCGGCCTGTGCTATTACAATTCCATTTTGCACCAATGCCTGTGCTAGGTCCATATCTCCGCCCAGCCTGTCCTCTTCTGAGAACAATATAGGGAGTACAATTATTCCTGCACCTGCTTCTCTTAATCTCCAAATTACATCTGCAAGTACTGTTCTCTTCCAAGGCCACTGTCCGTTCTGTTCTATGCTCTTCTCGTCAATTTCTACTATGATCACATCCTCACTCATCGTGGGTGTATCATATTTCTGTATGAGGTCAAAACTTTTCAACCTCGCTGTCTCTTTCACGAAAGGATCTTTGAGACCCCACAGCATCAATACCGCTAGTGTTATGAAAGCCAAGGTCCAGTGTGTCAGTATCTTTTTCATCCCCTTACACCCTCTAACATTTTTTGTCTAAACTTACGTTCATACCAAGCAACCAATCTGTCTTTGTTATCTTTGTATGTGTAGAACACTTTGCCCAACCACCTGTCCATTGTCCTTTGTGAAGTGAATTGATCCATCAATTTGTGACCAATAGCAAACTGATTACACCCCAGTTGTACTAGGTGTTCTCTGTTCACTGTTCCATCAAATTCTGTTTCGTCAATGATTACTTTGTTGCCATCAGCATCTACTATTTCATGTATCTCACCAACAGTGTGTAAGTGAGAAACGATACAGTGGATCAACAATTCTCTATCCGCCCTTTCGTTCACACGTGCCTCCCAACCATCATAGAGTGTGATCACCTGTGTCACAATCAATACGGGCACGGCAAATCTTGTCGTGAACTTGTTCCAGAAGTCTTTCATTTCTTAAGTCCAAATGCACTACCAGTCAACAATGCACCAAATGCCAGATGAAAAAGTCCGCCCATTTGTAATGTGTATGGCGAGTGATGTGCTGTTAATTTTTTAAGTAGTTCCATTTGTACCATTGTGTCTTCAATTGCACGTACTTCATCTAAAAACATATGATAGTCTGGACGCATTATGCCAAACCATATTGGCACAATCATAAAATCAAACACACAAATGGCAAGGTAAACCACAAGTGCTGTCCATCTCCATTTCATTCCTGTGTCCATTTATCCGCCACCTCCGAATGATGTCCAGTTCCAAGGATCCTTGAACTTTTCTTCTTCGTTTTTATGTGGCTTACAGATACATCGAATGAATAAACCCACTAATATTCCTATTAAAAACCAACTTGTCATTATGTATGTATTTAACTAGATTTAGTTCTGTGTGACGGACACGGAACAAGTAGTTGTAGCACAACTCTGTTGTAGGTGGTAATTCTGATTATTACTGCTGTCCTGCGTGAGGTCTACTGTTGTGGGGTTCCCACTCAAATTCAAGTATCCGTTGTGTGTGCCTGTGCCATCCTGAGTCACTGTAACTGTATGGTTGTCTGTGAGGTTAATGTCCAGGAAGTGATCTCCTGTGCCCAACTGATCTATGTCCACGGTGTTGCTATTGTCAACGTCAAGGAATAGGATTTTGTCTCCGGTCTCTTTCTGGTCCACGATGATACTGTTGCTGTCGCCGGCAACGTTGATCGATGAATGGTGTGCACCACTGCCTGTGAGGTGCAGTTGTTCAAGGTCCACATTGTTGCTGGCACCTGTGATATCCACTATGGCACGTTGGCTGGTGTCCTGCCATATGTCCACGTCATTGCTGTTGCCATTGATATCGATACCCAACACGTTGTCGTTATTCTTCTGTGTGATTGTGAGTTCAATGTTGTCACCCGTTATGGTTGCCGCGTTTGTGAGGTCTGTGCCTATTATGAGATTGTCATCACCATCCTGCACTATGTCAAGATCTATGCCTGATCCACTCTGTGTCATGTATATCTTATTGCCTGCCTGTGTCTTGCTTCTGGCGGTGTTGACTGTGGTCTGCTGTGATGTTGTAATTGCCGCCTGTGGTGTCGAGGCCGACGCATAAAGATCACCTATGAAGTTGGCCATATCTGCTCCGTCATATGTGGTAGTGAATTGGTTTATGTCAAATGTCACATAAACTTCACCTGTGTATCCGTTAGGCAATTCACTGCCAGACCATTTCATCCAAAGGATTTTTCCACTTGTACTTTTAACTGTCCAAGTACCATCTCCTGTGAAATGAGCACCATAGGCATATACACCCACGTTGGAATAACTGGACACACCTGCTGATGTGTTTGTCTGTGTCATACTACAATCATTACCACAACTTCCCGATCCTGTGGTACCCTGGAAAGTCAATGTTCCACCAAGTTTGTTTTGTATGAAGGCCCTAACGGTGTTGTTTGTGTTTGAGTAACTCACGTGGTTCTCACCTACAAGTACCAATATTCCACCGTTTTCTACAAAGTCATCATATCTGGCTTTACCGTTACTGCCGATGTTGTTATTGTATTTCAAATCAAAAACGATATCGTAATTGCTTATTAGGTTATCTGGTACCACACCTGAAGTTTGGTATGTGACTGTGTGTCCATCCGCTTCTAATTGTGCCTTGACGTTTGTGTGGGCATCTGAATAATTGCTGTGCATCACTAAAGCAGTGCCGGCCTTGGCCGTTGATACCATACACATAAACATTATTAGGAGGCTACTGATTCTGATGAATGTCGATAGCATTACCGTGACCTCCTATGGTGTAATCCAAAATTACATAGTCTTGTTGTTGTACATTGAGAATGTAGGTATCCTCCTTGTCGAGACGCAGTTCAATATAATTGCCGGCTTCGTCCTCCCTGATCCATATATAGGAGGTCTCATCGTCCAAAAGTGTGATACCTGTTTCTGGATCCTTTCCAAACACCAGGTTGCTGAAGTCACCACGTTTCTTTTGTTTTTCAAATTCGTCGCTCATTTGTATTGCTAATTCCTTGTTAATCTGTGCCAAGATATCTTGTAAAAAATTCTGTTCAAGGAAGTCTATGTCCAAAAGTGTTGCCCAGTTTTCTGTCTCGTCGTCGTCTAGGTAGTCCACGTTGAGTTCGTCAAACTCCAAGAAGTCTATGTCCAAGGC